GTAGACGCTGAGCCTAAAAAAACCGCTTCATCTTTATCTTTCTTCTGAATATTACATCGTCTACACGCAGCAACCAGATTATCCAACGTATCTTCGCCGCCCTTGACCTTTGCAATCCTATGATCCACTTCATTAGCTGTGTCGCCACAGTAAGCACACGTATAAGCATCACGTCTTAACACCTGTATCCTTATCTTCTTCCAATGAGCAGTAGCTCTGTATGGCTTTAGTGCCATCCTTTATCCTTCCAATGCTGATATGCCTTACACGCACAACCATCATATCTATGTTTGATATATTTTATATGAGCATTGACTTGCTTATATGGATCAAGTGTGCCATACCACTTAGAGCGCATCTGACCTAATCCATAATGGCTACCATTTTTAGCCTTATAGTTCCATCTACTCTCATGATGTATAAGCCAGTTATAGCATTCAAACTGATTCCATTCCATTTGATTATACGCATACAATTTAACATTCATAACATGATAGCTGCGCTTTTCAGCAGCGTTTGTTTGTATTGTTTGCAGCGGCAGTAGTGCAATTGCTAAGCCAGCAATAAACATAGCTCGCCCTAATGCTGGCTTGCCGTGCAAGCTGCCTTTCAGGCTTGCTGGCATGCCTAGCATAATGCCTCTGTCAAGTTTAGTCGTTATTTGTGCGTATCCTTGGGCGTGTTGCATTCTTCGCAGTAATCTCTTTTTCCATATATCCAAAGTCCACATCCTTTGCAACGATGTATAAGGGAATGCCTATCGGACATGCCCAAGTCCTGATTTCTTCAGAGCCTCTATATTGTGATCACGAATGCCCCACAAACTTATACCATACATAATTTTTCTTTCTTCTCCTTCAGTATTGATAAAGCCGGTGTTTGGCTCAATCATGAGAACGCCTGCTTCACTGTGCCATAGCTTTCGCCACCATCTGCTGTTGCCAGATAAAGGCAATAATGCAATGCCATCACCATGTTCTAGCCATTTGTCAACCCACGGCCTCGGTAAGCTAAATGGTGGATTCATCCACACTCGACCAAACCATTTAGCCGTAAGGCCATCAGAATTGATGTCAAAGTATTCAACGGATGGCGTATGCACAGGGCCACCAATTGGAGCGCATACATCTAAATCAAATACTATATTTAAAGCGTCAAAAATGTGTTTCGGTGTGTAAAGCTCATCATTCGCCATAGCCCCCTGCTTTCAATAAATATACTAAGTCAGCCAAAGTGAGAACAGCAACGTATTGCTCAACGGATTTCTCACCCTGACCATTTAGACGTAGAACACCCACGCCCATCCCTTTGTTTGCCTTGCGATCATGAAGTTGGCGCATAAGCCCAGACAAATCTAGGTTTGTCCGAGCCTTGATTTCAATGTCCAAGCCATCAATTCCGGTGATGTCTGAACCATCTCTACCAGCTCCAACAGGTAGTGCATGCTTCCAGCCTTGCGCTTGCAGATATTCTGCTACAATACGCTGCGTTGCATAGCCTCGGTGCTTGCGACTTTGATTACTCACTTAGTTAGTCCTAACTTGGCATGTGTGGCATTTGCAAGGTTTTGCAGACCCAGCCGTTATTGGCTCATTGCAATTGTCGCACACGTCAAGTAATTTATCCATTACTAACACATTAATCACCATCCTCTATTTGCAATTCTCCATAAAGGATTTCACATCTAGTGCAGTAATCGGTTTCCAGCAATGCAGATTGCTTGCAACCTAAACAAAATCCTGATCTCATCCTGCCACCAATTCTTCATCCTCTGGCCTGAATGACCATGTTCCATCTTTGCCTAGCATCATCCATATCATTTTGCAATGCTCAGCTTTACGCTTATATGGCAATGGGCAACCCCAGCCACGATATGCACCTTTAGCCCCTGTGCCTTCCCTTAATACACGCGCGCCGTGTTGACAAGTAGGCAATGGATGTGCCCCTACTTTCTCAGCCAGTAGCTCTAAAGCATTATCAAATACAGGATCTAAATCAGCCGGTGGCTCAATAGTGGTATCCCAGACTATTTCAGTTGCTGGATTTGTTGTTTGTAGAAACTCTTTATGACTTTCTGTGCGTACACGTATTGGAGCGTTTGATTGAGTTTCATTAACCTTAGCCATTTCAAGGCTGCTTGCTCGCTTTCCTTTAGCACTAAGTCCGAGATTAGCCAGGCATCTTCCAATTGCGCTAGTTTCGCAATTCTCAAACCAAAAATCGCGATCAACACCCCTATCCTTGCGAGCGCCGCGCGCATAACCAATAGCGGAAGGAGCAGTATCAACGTGGGTACGGAAAGCAACTGCCTTAAATATAACAATGCCTTTTTCTTCGTCATTGGTAATGAGTTCTGTGAGTATTGAGCCGTCTTCGTAGGTTTCATAAAATTTGTGTATCCTCGTATCTACATCTTCATAGTTTGCTAAATTAAACATCTAGTGTTTCTCCTTTTGCATAGTCAATTTGTTCCTTCAAAGTCCAAGTGCTGCCATCTGGCCATTCTTGAACTTCATTGGCGCAAGATTGGCAGTAATGCCTGACAATCAACTTGCCATATCGCTTGCTAGTAATTTGCCATACAGCTTGCGTTTGTCCACGTAAACTGCTAGTGCCATATCGGCCTTTGCAGTAATCACACCAAGTTCCCTTAGGTGATCTAGAAAGCATTAAGATCATCCCAATCTTTGACGGCGAGTTCTCCGGCAATGGCGAAGTAGGCAACGGCATCCACCCAAGAATCGTGATTTGATTTAGTTTCCATAATTCTTGCGAGCTTGACCAATGCCATACAGATTGCAATGTCCATCGGCTCAACAGGTCGCTCAAAGTATGATTCCCAAAGCTTTGCCGTTCGTAGCATTGTGTGGTCGTAATGACCATGCGTTGACCCTCTGTTAATGATCGTGTCGTTTGCATTAGTCAATATGTCTTTCGCTCGCAACTGCTTTTCCTCGCCTGTACCCATCTGCCCAGCCTTCCTTATATCCTTTTTCCTTAATGAATACACCGATTGTGTATGCACCTAAAACAAATAAAAAGCAAAAGAGTGCTAACTCAACTAAACGAATATCATTCAACATCTGCGCTCACCCCATGTACATCTAAAAAATAGGCAGCCAAAACTTCACGACTTATTCTGCCGCGTTGCTGGCTCATGCCTAGTTTCTTTTTAGCGTAATCACGTATATATGAAGCTCGCACAAAATGCTTGCCATCGGTATACGCACCCGACTTACGATCATATCTAATCGCCATGCCCTAAACCCCTTTCAAATAGGATTTCAAATCCTATTTTGAAGGGTTTATATGCTATTTGTCAATATACGACACGCCGTCATAGTTATCCATATGATTATCAATAGACCTATGGATTGGAAATATATCCTCAACCATACCGCTTGCCTTCAACCAGGAAGCTGCCATCTTTTTCTATTGGTATTGCTACTGGCTGCACACGCTTTCTGTCTATGTAAATGATTCCAAAACCTTTTTGCCAGTTAAACGTTCCGCGTGTGTAATAGGCTTGGCTCTCATCCATCAAATGTCCAACTTCAAAGCCTGTCAGAACACCCCTTAAAACGCCCCCAGAAGCCGTTGTAAAGCTTGAAATCCCCTGTCTATGGGTATGACCACAGACCACCGATAAACCATGCCTCTTAGCCGATTCTAGGGCCGTTAAACCCCCTTGTGGCTTAATGCTCTGCTCATCACCATGCACCATTACCCAGCCATCATGGAACTGATATGGCTTGGTATGGTAGGTAATGCCTAAAGCATCCAGGTGTAGGAACTTCTCTATGGTCAGCTCAGGCAGACCAATAAGGCCAGGCAACCGCTTGCTTAGTGAGTTGTAAAGTCTTGCTCCGTGATTGCTTCGGCTGAGATGTCGTACTTGAAGCTCGGCGAGAACTCGGACAGTTTCATCACGATCTCTACCAATGCTTCCCGACCACTCATCCCTACCGGTTGACCAGCGGCTAATTGTTTGGAAGTCAATTTCATCGCCCACACATAGAACGTCATCAGGTTTGTATTTGCTGATGAACTGTGCGACATTCTTAACTGCTTTCTTATCGTGAAAAGGTACTTGTAAGTCTGATATGACTACAATTCGCTTAATCGTCATCCTCATCTTCATCTTCGTATGGAGAATGATTAGGATTATTTATTACCCAATCGGGTAAACGCAGCTGTTCTTCAATGTACCAGCGCGCCCTATCTTCACCATATCCAGCACGAACTAAAGCCTCAAAACATTCAACAATAGATGCAGCCCAAATATCTATGGGTAGCAGAATGTCAGCCTTTGTTCTACGCGCAGCGGCTTCTTTCCGCTTACGCCTAGCGGCTTGTTCGCTTTTTGATATTTTTCTTGCGCTCATGAGTAAGCAATTCTAAGACCATTGATTCAAGTTTATCTATGCGCGACACGATATTTGATGCCTCAAGTATTGATGGCACTTCATGTCTAATAATATATCTAAGTCCACCGACAATTAAGGCACAACAAGAAAGGATGGCAGCTACAAAGCCTGCCCATTCAGCCGGGCTCAACGCCGACCAAATGCCGTATCGTTAGGGTTAAGCCATCTCAGTATTACTGGAAGGCTTGCTACTAACGCTGCATTTACAATTGCAGGTGCATCCCAGCCCACCGCTAAATAGGTTGCTATTCCTGCGGCTAAAAAGCTTCTTGCCCAGCTTGCTGCTACTGCCTTTGCTTGCTCCATTTAAGGGCTCTCCTGTCAATATAGGGATTTGAAACATACTGCCATCTGAATCGCCCTTAGCAGTAAAGCTAACATGTATGTGTGTCTTATGTGGATTTATGCCTGTGTATTTTCTCCACTTGTAGTTTTTCTTCCAACTGGCAATTTTGCTATTGAAGATAATATAGCTGATTCTCTTATCAGATCTGGCAAGTAGCCGTAACTGATCCGCAAGATCAAAGGCTTCAGCCGGGTTTGATTGCAGATTAGCGTTAATGTCAATGGCACGTACAATGCCTTCAGCAGTTGGATTGTGATCGGACTTACGCGCTGCATGACGTTGATCACCGAGCCACCCTTCAGGTGCAACTCTACTTCTATCGGGGAACGCATCATCTATTTGCTCGCGTAATTGCTGACCAGCTTTGCACAATTTAGGCATTATCTATAAAGATTGTTCTATAAGCCTAAAGCCTGTAAATCATCTGCCGTAAGTCCAAGCGTTGCTAGCTTGGCCTCGGCTGCCAA